CTAAAATTTGTTCGTTTTAAATTTTCATCTATGGCTCCAATTGCTATCGTATTAGGATATTTAGCAGGATACATAATATCTGTATTTGGTCCGCTATTCCCTGCGGCACAAAATATTATTTTCCCTTTTTGATTTGCATAATTAATTGCTTTTTCTATATCTGGATGTGATCCAGAAGATCCAAGACTCATAGTAATAAAATTTACAGAGCTATGGTTTGCACTCCAATATATTCCTTCTACAATAGAGCCAACTGAACCATTTCCATTATCATTTAAAACCTTAACAGGAACTATTTTTGTTTTTGGAGCTACTCCCACCATACCACAATGATTATTAGATGCTGCTATTGTTGAACTAACATGGGTTCCATGACCAGCTCTATCAATTGGGCTGCTATTTTTTTCAATGCAATTTTTTCCTTGCAATAAATTATTTTTTAAATCATCATGAGATAGATCACAACCAGTATCTAATACCGCACAGACTACTCCTTCTCCTTCACTATTCTTCCAGGCTTCTGGGATATTCATTTTTAATATTTCCCATCCCATGATCTGAGCATCTCCTGGCTTTAATCCATATAGAGGCTCTGAAATATATGGCAATAGTCCTATTTTGGGTTCTCTTTTAAACCAATTTTTAATCATTTTCTATTCTTTCATTAAAATTTCTGTAATTTCTTCTATCCAATTTTTATATACACTAATTCTTGTATGAACACTAGATGCTCCATATTTAGATTTTCCTTTATTGATTTTATCTTCTATAATTCCGCTATGAATACCTGCTAGTTTATTACCTATAAATAAACCACCACCACTATCTCCTGGAGCTATTAAAAATTCTAATTCCGTTTTATTATGACTTATAGATGGAGAACAAAATAAAAGATATTCATTAGATGCATCTATAAAATTCGAACCAGCTCTTTTTTTACCACCATGTTCGTTTACGCCACTCAAAAATGTTCCGCTGGATCCAAAACCAGATAAAGAGCATAATTTACCATTTTCATCATTGCTATCATATATTTCTGGATACCACTCCAGTCCTATGTCTCCTGATACCAAACATAATGCTATATCATGTTTTCCAAATTTATCATAATCATAATCTTTATAAACTACAATTTTTTTAATTGGAAATAACTTAGTATTAAATATAACAGCAGATTCTTTATTTTTATAGAACAAATGTGCAGCAGTAACAATAATATTTTTTTTATAAGCCACAACAGATCCAGAATAATGACTGTCGTCTTCTTTTTTTCCTATTAATAGTCCTATATATGGAAATTTTGATCCATAGTCTATATACTTTTGATCTGGGGTATTAGGATCTATGGTTCCAGCATAAGAATTTATTGAGAGTATTAATAATATAATAACCAACATTAAATTTCTCATAAAATTGACCCTTTATATTAAGGGGTTTATTAATTATTTTATTATAATACACCCTAGCATCTTCTGTTACGTCTTTGTTCCAGCTATTCCAGTCCATTAAATGACCAAAAACAAAATGACATGTTCTACAAAGAGTTATTAAATTTTTAGGGTCCAGCTCCTTATTTGGATCAATATTAACAGGAACAATATGATGAACTTCTAACTTTTTATTTTTTCCACAAGCTTGACAAATAGATTGATTATCAATATGTTTTTTTCTTATTTTTGACCAAGAACTAAGTCTTGAAAAAATATTATACAACATACTATTACCATTCAATAAATTTATTTGCTTTATTTATATCAAAAGTCCAAAAACAAGCTATGGTATATCTCGTATTATTTTGAATTTTTGTTACTCCATGTTTGTGTATACAATCGGCTGGATGAATAGCTAATTTTCCCACTTCAGGTACTATTTCAAAATTATAATCCGGATAATACGTTCTTCCCCCACTATAATCATTATTAAGATAAATAATACTACCAAATTTTCTATGTCCATGTATTATGAATTGATTTTGTATATTAGACATATCATCGCAGTGAGGCGGTTGTTCTGTTCCAGCAAACCATCTACACAAGTCGATAGAATCGGCATAGACACAACAATCGATATTATATTCTTTAGATATTATTTTTTGAATTTTTAAAACTATTATTTTTATAATAGACTGAATTTCACTAGTATTTATACTGTTTAATGGAATAGTTCTATTATTCCATATACTATTTTCTAATACTCTCCAGTCTTTTGTGACTTCTAAATAGTTTATAATTTTATTAATTTCTTCTGGGCTAACAAAGTCTTTAAAAGTTTTAGCAATAAACATAGTGTTACAATACTTTTGCAGCTATTAAACAGCCTTTAGCCACAGAATGTAATGGATCTAACGCGTGTTTGACTACTTTAATAGGTAAAGGAAAATTATTTTCAACTAATTTTTTTTCAAAAGTTTCAACATAGCCTTTTGCTAAGGAAGTTCCGCCAGCAACAACAACAGTTAATGGCTCTTTAAATTTTGGTAAAAGCCTATGATCTGTTAAATGTGCTGATATTTGCTTTGTTGTATAATCTATTAATCTTTCATAATAAGAACATACAGCTTCTAAAATAGGATTATCATTAGGTTGCCCAATAGTATAAACCCCATGTTCTTTTTCAGCTTGCACAACAGTATCCTTCTCTCCAGTTGCTAAAGATACCATTCTGTCAATAAAATCTCCAGATTTTGTAGAGCTAAATTTTACAACAACTTCACCATTTAACATAATACAAACATTTTGCATACCAGATCCAGCTGAAATAGAAACACCAGTATAATTGTCATCCTCCAGTTCCGCATAACAAATAGCCTCAGCTTCGTTAATAACTTTGACATTGTATCCACATTCTTTTAACACAGAAGACACAACATCTTCATGATATCCAACATCAAAATCATCATCCTCAACATCTATTGGTTGGGCAGGAACACAAAAAACCAATTTATCTTCTGGATTATCTGTTTTTCCAGCCACTTCTTTAAGAATAAAAGATAATATTTTTCTGGATTCTTTTTCTGATGCTGACACTACTCCTTTTTTCATGGGTCTTCTAGCATTGTCATTTCTTTCTATAGCTTTATCTATAGCGTCTTTTCCTAATAAAATAAAACTATTATCGCTATCTTTGATAAAAATTTTATTTTCCAATCCTTTTTCTATCATTTTATTAGCAATAGGAGTGCTTGGTTTGATAACATAAAAAGCATCTCTAAAATCTTTATATTCTACACTTCCATTTTTTTCATATGATAATACTATAAAGCTTGTTCCTACATCCAAACCAAAATATGCCATAATATTATCCTTTCATATTTTTTAATTTATTTACTGAGTTTTCTATTTTTTCTTGACTAGTCTTGGTCTCGCCCAAAGTATCGTACTTTTTTTCCAAACTATCAGTATTTATTTTTGTTACTACTTTTGAAACATCTATCTCTATTTTTTCTATCTGTTTGTTTTTAGTATTCTTATTTTGGTTCTGATCTATTGTTTTATCTGAAACTATAAATTCATAGTTGTTTATTTTACTTAATATATATCCTAATCCAAAACAAATAAGGTTCAATAACAATAATATAATTATAACTATTTCTTTTAAATCTATCATAGATAATACACCGTTAAACAAGAAAATGGTACTTACGCCCAGTATTTATACACTTTTAAATCAATTCTTTTAATGGCTTAGAAAAATACTTAAAATATTCTGGATCGTTTTCTATTTGCCAATATTTTTCAGGATTTTTTTGCGTCCATTTTTCTATATAATTTTTATTTTTACGAAAATATTTCCAATTTCTGTTTATTAAATATGCAGGAGATGAATGAAACCAGCTTACTATAGCAGACCTATCAAAATTTGCGCCTATAAAACCATGAAAACTATTGTGGCTAATCTCAAATATAAATAGTCTATTATTTTTTGGTTCTATTGTTGTTAAAAGATTTCCTCTATTATCATAGACCCCAGTCCCTCCTCCAGAACTATTGATACTATCATTATTATTTAAATAATATAACAAAGCAACACTTCGTATCATTTTAACACTATTTAAATTTTGATTAGAATCATCAGTATATATCACACCGCCACCGGAAACAACAAAATCATTACTATTACTAGTAAAAGGAAAAGAACATATGTTCATATCTCTATGTATAAATCCAGATTTTGATGGAGCTTTATGAAAATGAGCTGATGGTGATATATATTTTGATGTTTGTATATTAAAACTTTTTTCCACAAAATTTTGAAGTTCTTTTGAAGCAAAAAAATCGTATCCATTTTTTAAGTCATTTGGGCTTAGTCCAGAAATATATCCCTCATAGTCGCTTGTTGCTCCTGGCTGATCTTTGTATGGTTTTGTTCGCGATATAAAATCTGGAAATTTTCTACATAAAGATTCGTATATTTCGTTATTAAATAAATTATCTACTATAATATAATTAAATGGATTATCAAATCTAGATACAGAAACATATTTAGATTCGAAATGGTGTATTTTATACATGATGTTTAAAAAGGATAATAAATGAATAAATTCGGTAAAATTTGGGGATTTACATCAGAAATTTTTACTAATGATAGTGTTTCTATCCATCGTATAGAAATAGACAAAAACAAAAAGTGTTCCAAACATTTACATCAATATAAGTATAATACTTTTTTCGTTGAATCTGGCAAGATAGTTGTTCATAGATGGGATGGTGATGGTCTCATCTCTACCGTATTAGATAAACATGATACTATTACAATATCTCCTAATATTTATCATCAGTTTGAGGCTTTAGAAAATAGTATAGTATATGAAATATATTTTATACAAATTAATAATAGTGATATTTTAAGGCACCAATTATGAATTTTAAAATAGTAAGTGGTTATACAAAAGATACTCCATATGAACAAGAAGTTCAATTTTTGATAGAATCTTTTAAGAAATATAATATTATCAATTATGAAATTATAAAATATACTAATTTTGGTAGTTGGAGCAAAAACTGTCAATATAAAGCATATATTATACAAGAACAACTTAAAAAATATAATATCCCTATAGTATGGTTAGATGCTGATGCTGTACTATATGATTATCCTAATCTATTTGATTCAATAGATAAAGATATTGCTTTTTGTGACTATTATGGCGGCGTTGCTTCTGGTACACTATATATGAAACCAACAGAAACAATAATGAATCTATGTAAGGAATGGATATCTTTGAATAATAAAGACTCTAGTGTATGGGACCAAAATAATTTAACAACTCTAATTAATAAATACAATATACCGTACTATAAATTACCAGTTACATATTGTAAAATAGATTTTGCTAAATGTTCTGATAAAATTATCATCGGTCAAAATCAAGCTAGTAGAAGATTTAAAAAGTTAATTAACTCACCAACCAATTCTCTTAAATCAGATATTAATTATAAATCTATAGCATATGCTTCTCATTTAAAACTATTAACTAAATATTTGATGTTAATAGATAACAATTCTACTGTTATTGAGACTGGCTGCGGATTTTTTAGCTCTCCTGTTATATCAGCAATTGCTGAATATAAAAATTTAAAATATTATATATACTATAATAACAATATTTATAAAAATGAAATTGAAAAATTTATTAAAAATGCTACATATATTTATGTAGAAGATTGGTCAAAATGGTATCCAACAATTAACGCATCATTATATTTTCACGATAATGAAGAACTAGTTATTAATAGATATAAACAAATTAATAAAATTTTACCAAAAACAAAATATTTGATGTTACATGACTATAGCACTTATTTTGAAAGACAATGCGATATGAGCCATTTTACTATAATTGACGAATTCAAAGATTTAAGCCCAAGCACCTGTGTAATTAAAGGGTCAATATGAATTATTTTCTATTGGCAAATAATAAAGATTTATCTGAAGTTACTATAAATAAATTAAATTTAAATATAGATAAAGATTGCTTAATATTATTTAATTTTCTTTTTCCATTAAAATTTGATAGGATCAAAAACTATCCTAATAAAATATGTATCTCTAGAAGACGACCAGTAAAAGACAGGTTAGATAGTAAAATCTTACCAGGTATAAAAGAATATTATTGTAATATGGGTTTTATGAGAGAAAATCAACATCTATTTAAAGAGATTTATTTTTTAGGATGTCCTCATAACATGGGTAATAATTCTGAGGACTACAATAATCATATTAATCTTTTTAATTTTGATCAAGAAAAAATTAAATGTATAGACTATAATCCTGCTGAAATGGCAAAAAGATTAAATTATTATAGAACAGGAATTAAGTATGAAGTTAGTACAGGAATTATAGTTAACGAATACTTGCAAAGTATAAAAAAAATAGAAGATAGTATTATACTTGTTGCATTTAATTCTGGACTAACTAATTTTCATGATAAGCAATGGGAAACAGAATATTTTCAACAACAAATAGCTAATAAAAAATGCTATTGTCTAGACAGTTATGGTATTTGTAATATTTGATATTTAGAATAATTTGTAATATTTCGTATTATATCTAATAAATATAAACTAAATTTTTTAACATATACACAACCATTACTTTCTGATGGTATAATATTAGTATTTTTCCAGTAAAAATTATCTTCTCTATATTCAAATCTATTTGTATAATCGTTATGTCCGTAGATTGCTCCCGGCCTAACGATGATAGTATCATTGTTCAATGATAATATATAATTTTCCAATTCTTTTTTATTATAACAATACCAATAATATGGATCTTTGATATCTTTTTTGTTTAGGACATTACTATCCAATACGCTTTGAGTAGATATCAAAATATATTTTTTACAGTTAATATAACCTATTGTATTTTTATACTGATCAATATTATAGCATGAAAAATCTACAACAATATCAAATAATCTATTGGTCAGATTAGAGCATAGGGATCTGTTATTTCTGTCTATATAAATATTTTCTAAGTCAGTAAATATTTTTTTATTAGTTAATCCTCTATTTGCCAATGAAATAATTAAATTGTTTTGTTCTTTAGCGGTTTCAATAAAATCCCTACCAACCATTTGTGTTCCGCCAAGAACTAATATTTTTTTATTATTCATTATTTTATGATATTATATCTGTGATTGTTTTTCCATTATCTATAATTTTAACTGGTCTATTACCCGGTGCTATTAAATGTTTATTGTAATCTATTCCAAGTAAGTGATAGATGGTAGCGCCCCAATCCTCAACATTCACAGGGTTGTCTTGTGGTTCGCTTGCTGTGTCGTTGCTGGAACCGTGTACGGCCCCTTTTTTAATTCCACCGCCCGACATGACGGTGCTAAAAACTTTAGGCCAGTGGTCACGACCGGCAGTTGGATTTATTTTTGGGGTACGGCCAAATTCTGTGGCCACACACACCAATGTTGAATCTAGTAGTCCTTTTTCATCTAAGTCATTTATTAGTGCAGAAAAAGCTTTGTCAAAAGATGGTAACTGACTATTCATATTTGATGCTATATTATCGTGATGGTCCCAACCACCGTAAGTTACTGTTACAAATCTAACTCCAGCCTCCACTAATCTACGACTTAAAAGCAATCTCATACCAGCAGAATTTTTACCATAATTTTCTTTAACCTTATCATCTTCTTTATTTAGCTCAAAAGCTTCTGTGGCTTTTGGAGAATTGATTATGTTGTAAGCATTTTGATAAAAAGAATTCATAGAATCCAAAGAGTCAGATTTTTGTTTAGCATTGAACTCTTTGTTGACTATTTCTAACATCGCCTTTCTTTTGTCAAATCTATTTAATGAGATTCCATCTGGCAATGTTAGGTCTCTAACTTTAAAATTTGAATCTTCTGGATTGCCGCCAAGACTAAATGATGAATAAGAGTGACTCAAGTATCCGGCCCCAGCAAACTCATTTGGAACATTTGGAACAGTAATATATGGAGGCAAATTGTTCCTGACCCCCAATTGTTGACTGACTACTGATCCCAAACTTGGATATTGAATCGCTGGGCTAGGACGATATCCAGTAAACATATTATTAGTTCCACGCTCATGTGCTGTTTCGCTATGAGTCATGGATCGTATAATGCTAATTTTATTTGCTATTTTTGCCGTTTCTGTTAGATATTGACTAAAAAATATTCCAGGAATACTTGTTGATATACTATTTAAAGGACCTCTATAATCAACCGGACTATTGGGTTTTGGATCAAATGTTTCTTGATGAGCATATCCACCCGGTAGATAAATATAAATCACCGACTGTGCTTTTGCTTCCTTCACAGAAGGTTCTTCTGCTCTTAATTTTAGGTAGTCTCCAAGATTTAATCCTAAATAGCCCAAAGATCCAGTGTTAATAAAAACTCTTCTAGAAATCATAATACAGTTCCTTAATATGAATTATTACACTATTATAGCAAAATAGGTGGCTTAATGCCACCTATCTTGTTTTAGCTTAATATAACTAAAATTAGTTTATTTATTTTGGCTTATAATTACCTATTACTCGTCCCTTTTGGGTTCTTGAGATAAATCTTTTCCTAACCAGATAAGGCTCAATGCTATTTTCAATAGTTTCGATAGCAATACCAGTAAGAGAAGATATAGCCTTTAAACCTAAAGGACTACCTTTACTATTAACTAGCAATTCCAAATACATTCTATCATAGTTATCTAGTCCATCCTCATCTATACCTTGAATATTAAATATTTCTGACACGCTTTTATTCGATTCTGGATGACACAATTTATAGTTTTTATACCATTGCAATCTACTATTCAAAATACGAGGCGTTCCCTTACTTCTTTTAGCAATCTCAATCAAATCATCTTCATCAATATCGATAGCTAGCTTATCAGCATTTGACCTTGCTAGTTTAGCTAAATCAGTGTCGCTATAAAAATTTAGATGTTCCTTAATACTAAATCTATCATAAAATGGTTGACTAAGACTACCACCACTGGTAGTTGCCCCAATCAAGGTAAAAGCAGGAAGATCGATAGTTTCTGGCTTTTTGTCTAAGGTGATGGTTAGAACAAAATCTTCCATTACGGGATATAAAAATTCCTCAACCAGTTTTGGTAATCTATGAATCTCATCAATAAATAATACTGATCTTGGAGCAATACCCATAAGGTATGGAATCACATTCTTTACACTTCTTAGATTTGCAGCATTGCTAATGTGTAGATTAACATTTAGTTCGTTGGCTATGGCGCTCGCTATAGTGGTCTTACCAAGACCCGGAGGACCGTCTATTAAAACGTGAGGCATCACAGTGGAACTCTTTAAACAGCCCTGCACGCTTACATTTAGTCGATCAATAACATTTTGTTGACCAACAATTTCACTAAATTTTGTTGGCCTAATACCCTTAGACATTTTTTATCTCCAATAATTTTAAACTTGATTCAATTAGTTTCAACGCATCATTTGTTGGATTATTCATATAAGCCTTGGTCATTAATTCTAAAGACTCTCTTTCAGAACAGCCATAGCCTTCAAGGATTCTACCACATTTTGAAACAAGGTCAACTGGCATCTTGCTGTCTTGTTTGGTAATGTTTTTTTGTTTGTTTATTCTAACAAATTTTATTTTCAGTTCATCTATTTGTTTAGGCTTGAAAGCTAATCCACATTCACAAACTATTTTAAAGTTTTTTACCTTTACCTCTCTCAAAAAGAGCCAGTGTTCATTTTTACAATTATCGTTTGGACATAAATATAAAAACGAGGCATCTATTTTAGTCGGTTTCTGGGCTTTCATCCTTCTCACCATCATCGATTGCCCAAAATACAAAATCATTAATCTCAGGATCGTATGCAGACTCTATCAGACCTCTACTTGCTAAATTTGTCAAGATATTACTAACAAATCTTGCGTTCATTGCTTCTATGATTTCTGAAAATATTTTTTCATCAATAACATATCTTATTTTTTTAGTATATCTGTTCTTTTGTTCTTTAGCTATATTTTTTACTATAACTATTGCTTCTTTTTGAGATAAAATCTTATTAAGTTCCTCAAATTCTTCTGGAGAAATATCTGTTACTAGCTTAGTAAACTCATCAGGATCTTCTACTATCCCTTTTCCAAAGCCGTTATATACTAACTTTCTTGCTGATTGAGTAAATTCTTCCAGATCATCTATAATATAATTATCTTTGCTCATTAAATGTATTCCTTTTAATTTAAGATATCAAATAATCCTTGATAGTATTTTGGTTGTTGTAAAAAATGCACAGCGTGTTGTTCTAAATGCTTTCGATAAGAAATATCTATAGTATCTACTACAAAATATTTTGATTTAAATATTGGTTCTTTCAAATAGTTAACCCCCAAATACTGGGAACCCTTATCGGGTTTCCCAGCATTGGAGGAAGAACTATTCACAGGAAACTTTTTTGGATCCCAACCGTATACATACCATGTGTTACTTGATTTGTCAACTAAATCCCCTAGAGCATCATAAAGCATTTTACCCCAAGCATCCCAAGCGTCAGGATCAAACTTAAAGTAGTACTTATAAGGGTCTCCAAGATTTTGGTGACTATCTTCTTCATCATCGTAATCTTCTTCGTCTTCTTGATGCATTTTATTTTTGACTAAATCTAGGTAAGCCTTTACCGTAAGTTGATTTTGGTGGTCTGCCTTTACGACCCCTTTACTTTTCCTATAAACCATGTTGGGATAAGCACCACACCTATCATAATCAACAAAAGAGTGTTGGCGGGATCGAACCACCATAGCCCAAATTGCTCACTCTGTTTTTATCAAACATAGTCCTGATCTGGATCGTATTCCTCATCATCTTCATCGTCATCATACTGATCCCAGTAGTCATCGTCATATTCATCGTATAATTCTTCATCGTCCTCATCATACGAGTCTTCGCTAAAATCGCTCTTATAGAGTGGCTTTAATAGCTCTCCTTGATACTCACCAACTACTTCATAACGACAAGTACGAAGTTTTTCATGGTTGCAATCGCTAGGAACACTAACCACATCTTTGGGATTGATCTTGACGATCACAATATGATCGCCATTATCAGCAGATCCGTAACTAGCAACATAATTCAATGCTCCAGCATGAAGACCGTAAGAACATCCGCGACCACGATCATCGTCAACTTTTGATCTTGGCATTTCACAAACATTGCCAACATGATTATCAAACTTGCCAGCATACTTATCCATAAAATCACTACGAACGGCTTTGTATGCTAAGAAACAGCCATCCTCAGTAATCGGCAGCAACTCATGCTCAAGAAAATCATACAGTTCTTTTTGACTCTGCATACTTGGATTTTCCATAAGGTTGTTTAAGAAGTTTACAAGAGGCTGGAAAGGCAACCCCTTACTCATAAACTCCAAAATCCTCTTACTAATACTACCATGAACTTCTTCGCCATCAAACATTACCTTGCCATTCTTGACCTCAACCCTACCCTGACTAAAACAAGCCACAGCCTTTTCAATATCAACTAACTCCAATAGTTCATCATTGGTTGCTGTTGGCAGAACATCTAAAATCAACCTATAGTTTAGATGATCTGGCAAAACTTGAAAAGCTTTGTTATTAAGGATCAGGGTCAAATTACCATCTACCCACATAAAAGGTACCGACATAATCTATCTCCTATAAAAAGTTGCCTGTGAAATTAAATCAAACTACCTAATGTTGTCTTGAAACTCTCAATATTGCTCTCATCGCCTATGGTAGTAAACCATGCTGGCTTATTGTTATAATGACCATCATTATGGTAAACCTTTAATGGATTAATACTTTTGGGTCTACCGTAGTCAGCGTGATGGTTGCTTCCAATAATATACTTGAGCATCGGACTCTTGTCAACCTCGTCTTTAAGATTTTTTCTGATATCCGTCATTTTTGGTAGATTAGAGATGCTAATACTATTTTCATCACTACTATCTAATGACTCAGAAACTACATTATTAGGATCGCTATACAATTTATTAAGATGGTGCTTAATATTGTTCAATGATTGATAAGCATCACGAATACCAGATGGATCAATACCATTAATACCATGCTTAGAAAGTATAGTTGCAATGTGAGCAAAATAGTCTTCTTTCTTGGCTTTTGAGAAACTCACACCAGAATTATGAATCGACTCTGCAAAAAATTCAATCATAAACCATTGGTCTATAGCATCACACATATCAGTATTTTTAATATACTTACGATAGTCTAGGCCAAATAGATTAATAATATGAAACATAATATTTCTATCGCTAAATTTAACTCCGTAATAATGCGTAGCGTCTTTATAAGTATTATCCTTAGAATGATATTCGTCTTTAGAATATTTCATAATCTTAGTATAAGATGTTACCTTCTTTGATAATTTGGTTACAATCTTGCTTGTCCACTTTTTAAGCCAATCGTTAAAACAAACCAGATTAAACCCTTCATTCTTGAGTTTGGGGATTGCACTAGACTTGATAGCAAAAATCTTCTGACCATCAAATAGTTTTTCTCCAATCACAATTTCCTTGTTATCTGCAAGCATACAAATGCTGTGAATGTCGGGATAGCCCTCCAATGAGCCGTATCTTACAATAGGAACATAAACAATCTCATTATCTTCATCCTCTAAATATTCTACCAAATCATCTGATAGTTCTCGTAGATAAGATGAATCGTTCATACCATTTCCACCAAGAGTCTTACAATTTTTATCAGATCCAAGATCTCTTAGAATAAAAATTTCATCTTTACTAATAGATCCCATAGAATCTATAGTCTTTCTTGGAGAAGCAGCAATTAAACTCTTATAGTCAGATACATTCAAAACATTGTTTTCTCCACCAATATCATTGATAATATCATCAAAACCCTGAGTCGAATCCTCTGGATGCTCAGTATCAATCATAAGGTATGCGTAACAATCACTTTGATTACAATATCTAGTAATAATTTTTTTAGCGGTTTCAGCGCCCTTTACATCACAGCGGAAAAATACCATTTTGCCGTTTCTTTTACTGCCACTCCAATGGTATTCTGGAACACCCTGCAATGTTTGATAATGGATCTTATCTGTTAAATAAACTAGTCTACGAGATCTATAGCCAGCAGTTCTAAAATTAAATACATACAACTGCTTATTCTTTTTTAGAGAATACTCAAGATCTTTACCACTTTGCAATTCGTGAACCTTACCATTAGCATCGGTCCAAGAAGCACCTGCTGTCCATCCACCAGCAATGTCACTTAGATTATAATATGTAGTATAAGCATCCACTAGATTAGTACATTGCTCTAGTTTCTTGCTCATATCTTCTTTAAGTTGAAGATAAATATCTTGTGTTCGTTCGCGTAAGATTTTAATAACATTTTTTGTGTACTGTAAACCTTCACGACTAATATCTACATCTAGTTCGCCGATATTAAATTGAATCTCAAGATATAGTCCAGAACTTATAATCTCTTTGACTAGATTTTTCCAACTATCGACGTCGGCCTTTTTAAAGGTTCTATTCCAACGCAAGATAGCATCATTGCTCTGCTCTTTTTCTTCGCCAATAATTTTGTCAGCATCTACAGGATAAGCAATATTACCCATAATAGCGACTACACTACTACCGGGACTATGCCACTGACTAGGATATTGGTTATTGTTATTAGATACTCTTCCAATCTTCCAACCAGATCCTTCGATAACAGCATTATGATGTGAATAAGAATGATCAGATAGGTTGTCACCAGTACCACCATAAACAATGGGCTTCATCTTAAAATAATGAAAAATTCTCTTAAATTTATGAGTAAACTCATTAAAGTCATAGTTTTTAACAGCAAAAGATATTTCTAATCCATTAGGCTCATTTGTATCTGCAACACTAATCAAATTTAGATTAGGAACACCTTCTTGGTCAATAGCCGCAATATAAGTATATGATTTTCTATTATAATATGAAGTGGCACTAAAACTGTTAGTATAAGCAAATGGGCTTTTGCTTCCTAGGCCAAGGCAGCCGATAAAATCATTACTGTCGTTTTTATTACTGGCTCCATATGTAGTGTACAGATTCTCCATGTCTTCTCTGCTTAAACCAGTACCATAATCCCTAACAATAAAATTAGAATTTGCTTGAGTTGGCAGAGTTACTTTAAAAGGATTCTTGTTGCCAGAAGCAACATGAGCATCATAAGCATTTGTACTAAGTTCACGAATTACTGCCATAACTTTGTCTGAATATAAAGAATCAGACAATAGCTTAAACATTTTAGAACTTTGTTGAATTGTAAATTGATTCGATGAGGAGATTCCTCTAGAATGAATTTCTACAGTCTTATCTGCCAATTTCATATGCGTTTACTCCAAAAATTAGTTTACCTGTGATGCTTCTAGTGTATCATCGGATTTCAGTGTTGTCAAGCGTGAGAGAAAATTTATTTGATTTGGATAAATTGTCTTTTGCCCACAAGGGTTGACAATTAGTGTAGTGAAAAAGTTTTTCTATATCTTCTAATTTTTTTGACGATGATATTGGAATAATATGGTCTATGTGCCATTTACCTTGATTATCCCAGTTCATTCCTGTGGTAAATTTAGCTTCTATGTATTCGGCAAATTTTTCTATAGAACATCCCAACAAAGTTGTGGTGTTTTGGCTTTTTTTACCTATGCCCTTTATGGCTTTGGCAATTCTATTTTTATAGTTCTGAATCAATCTATATATTGGGTCATTAGCTTTTCTATTTCTTTCATATTCTCTTTTATATATTCTTCTTTTATCTTTTGTTCTCTCCTGATATTCTTGTTTTTGTTTTGATATTTTGTTTTTATTTTGTAAATAATATTCTTTGTGTTGTTTTAAAATTTTTTCTTTATTATTCTCTGAATATTTTTTATCATCTTCTTTTTTACACTGCTTACAATATGTATAAAAGCCATCTTTAGAATTTTTGTTTTTTCCAAAAAATTTAATCAGTCTAGTTTTTTTACATTTGTAGCATTTTTTAGACTTTATCATCATAAATCCATTTATCAATTAAAATTTTCCTCATCGTCATTTTCTTCTTCTTCATAAGTATCATTATCAACCCCATCCTCATAAGGACTCCATTCTGTTTCATAGTTTTCTGTCTCGTCCTCGTCATCTGCCATAATTTCTGTAACTTCCATTACAACTTCTAGTTCTTCAACCTTTTCTAGTATTCTTGATACTTTTCGATCTAGATTTCTTAGAAAATTTTTAATGAATCCTACCTCTTTTAAGAGGTCATTTTCCATACTAGCTAAGTATTTTTGATTTTTTTGTATTTCTTTAAATATGTCATTATTATCTTTAGTCATATTAAATCCTCCTTATGGGGTATAATACACCATTTATGGAGTAGAACACTTACATATATATTTATGACAATAATAACATTTTGGTCCAGGTTTTCCTAACCCCCAAGCATCACTAGATGGATCAAAACTTTCATTTCCAGTATCAATACAAACTATTCTCTTATTAATCAGCCCTACATTATATTGATGACAATCCCAAAAATCTAATCCAGTATGATACTTTATACTCTCTACTAAATTTTGTATTTTTTCTAGACAGTTAAGATATTTATTTTTCCATCTGAGGATAGGTTTGCGTGTTAAATAATTTGCCATTTGAGAAACAAAACCATAAGAAGTAATGTATGGTGAATCTTTAACCGGAACTCTAATAATGTCAGAGTATATTTTTGGAGCTAATTTATACTTATTTAATAATTGTTGATTAATAAATGCCTGTTCTGCATCTTCGTAATTCTTAAACTCCTTAAATCCTTTTGTATTTTCTCCAACCAAAGGATAAAACTGGCAATATCCTCCTTCGTCAAACCAGCTTATATCTACAACATAACTCATATTAATACGATATAACTATTGGATATTCACCACTAATATTAAATAAAAACTCTTTAGCTTGTTCTATATGAAAAAATTCAGCAAGCAAGATCAGATTACACTTCATATCATCGGTTCTTTTTTCCCCATAAATTCTATAAAATGGATCATCAATAGCCTTGTAGGAATTATCTAGATAGTCGCTTATGTTACGAATTTCATCTATATAAGTACCACCATCATAATCATTATATTCTCTTACAGTCATTAAGATAAAATGACTAATAGGAGATTTTGGATTATGATTAGGCACCCTTGCATTACACAGCGTGTTCATTTGGTTATCCTTAACTGGGACCGGAGGGGGTCGAACCCTCATGCCTATAACGGCAACGGATTTTGAGTCCGTCGTGTATTCCAATTCCACCACAATCCCTAGTCCAGAGAATCATTTAAGATTATCTGGATCTGATTCACTCACCAGAATGAGCAGCCTTGAGTCTGCGAACAGTTTCTGCCATAGCCTCAACATTATCTACGCTACGAACTGGCTTTGCTCTTTCCATTTCTGGAAGATCAACACCCTTTTCGGCCAAAGCCTTTTTTGTGCGAGCATATCGACTCATGGTACTAGCCAACTTTTGGCCAGTCTTATTAGCAATCTCAGCATAAGTCTTGCTGCTAAAAACCGCTTCAAGAAAAGCCTCATCGCTGCAACGAACTCTGGTCTGCTTCTCTACGTTAGTTACTTCTGCCATAATAATTTCTCCAAAATCTTAAAGTGTAAGACGGTTAACCACCATGGTTAGTTCCGTCGCTCGTTCCTTCTATTCTACAATACTCATCGGCGTTGTCAATGACGTTCCTTGAAAAATTTTTCAAACGCCCCGTCGTTTATTGGTTTTTTAAGAGAAAAATACCATCAAATTCTTTTGTTAAAAAATCTCTAATTTCTGCTGCTTCTTTGTTTTTTTGTAAATTTTCAAAAAGAGTTTTTTGTGCAGAATTTCTGAAGTTCTCTATTTTCATTCCTTCTCCAAATGTTTTTTCGGCTTCTATTAATAGGTACTTAATTATATTTTTGAATTGCGGATAAGAATCCCAATATTCAGGATCATGATTTTTAACAGCCATAGCGAAACACACAGAATATATACTAAAATCTAAACACCCGCTTACAGCATCAACTTTTTCTTGTATTAATCCATTATTGAAATCCTCAACAGCACTCTTACTTGCTAAAATATAAGAATTCCATTCGTCTATAATATAGGACGGCATATCATTCCAATCAACTATTCCTTTAACAAAATATAGATTGTATCTATATGATCTTAAATCTTCTGGTATGTATTTAGTTACTAATCTCATATTAATATTAGATTCTTCTAAAACTATACATTTACCATTTAATATATAAAAAACATTCAATTTCTTCTTCAATGCTTTTTGATAAAAATTTCTCAGTTCTGAAGTGATACCGTGTGATGTTTCGTGAACATTGATCCGGCGACCATATCTATCACCATACGGCTCATCAAAAGAATGACTTAAAACATCTCCATAAACTGTATTTTCTTCAATATTTCTATGCTTATCCACATCAGTTAAAAATAATGAATTTTTTATTTCTGGTTTGGGTTTTGGTGTTTGATCTGGAATAACTTCAGGTTTATTATTCGGCAAAACAACCACGGTAGTATTTGGGGCGTTATTATTTTCATAATTATAATACGCTAATGCTGAGGATAGTAGTATAAGACCGAATATTTGTTTAGTTGTCATAAGTAGTATTAAAATTAATAAAGCTGTTTTCGTCCTTGGTTTTTTCATAAAAATATCCTTTTTTATATTGTTTTTTCATAAAATATCTATGATAGAATGTTGTGATGTATTTCGCCATATACATCTGTTAATCTAAAATCTCTACCACTATATCTGTATGTTAATCTAGTATGATCTAAACCCATTAAATGTAATATTGTAGCATGAAGATCATGAACACCCATTTTATTTTCTATGGCTTTATGACCAAAATCGTCGGTTGCTCCATATCGAGTACCCCCTTTAATACCGCCCCCGGCCATCCATATGCTATATCCTAAATGGTTATGATCTCTACCAGTAGCATTTGGTTGCACCCCCGGAGTTCTACCAAATTCTCCTCCACAAATTACTAGTGTTTCTTCTAACATTCCACTTTCTTTTAGATCGGATAATAACGCAGCGATGGGTTTATCTATAGCTTGACATTTTGTTGTCATATTTTTTTGTATATCTTGATGAAAATCCCAAGTGCCTATTCCTATTTCTATGAATCTAACTCCAGCCTCAGCAAATTTTCTAGCCATCAAACACTGTTTGCCAAAATTATCCGTTTCTTTTTCTCCGATTCCGTATCTAGATAAAATATTATTTGTTTCTCCACTAATATCCATAACAGAAGGGACTGAACTTTGCATCTTAAATGCTAATTCATACGATTTGATTAGAGCTTCTAAATTAGAGTTAATATTATCATTATACAATTTAAGATTATTTATTTTTTGTAATAGATCTAGATTTTTTCTTTGTTGTTCTATTGAAAAATTACTATTACTGAGATTAGGAATAGCATTCTTTATATTTCCAGCATTGATTGCTGTTCCTTGAAATGCTGCTGGCAAGAAAGCACTACCATAATCATTTGGTCCTATAGTAGCATTGATAGTTATAAATCCAGGTAATTCTTCATTCTCTGTTCCTAATCCATAGACTAACCACGATCCCATACTTGGTCTTACAAATTGAAAATTACCAGTATGCAAAAAAGATCGTGCTTGTTCATGATTACCAGAATCAGTATACATTCCATTGATCAAACAAAGATCATCCGCATGGTTTTGTAGTTCTGGAAAAAAATCACTAATCATTAGACCACTTTCCCCGGATGCTGAAAATTTAGCTTGGCTTTTTAATAATTTTCTATTTTTATCAACAGGATCTTGAGAATCTGTTTTACTATCTAATAATGGCTTATAATCAAAAGTATCCACATGACTAGGCCCGCCATTAAGATATATAAAAATAACTCTTTTTGCTTTAGCGGGAAAATGAGTGTTGCTGCCATAGGATTGTTTTGCAAGCATACTTGCTAAACCCAAGAATCCGAATCCACAAGATGTTTTTTGTAGCATATCTCTTCTATTAATAGTCATTTTAAAAACCTTTATTTAATGGTTCGAAATTCCCCTGTAGATATCAATATTTGAATGAGCTGGCTATAAATCTTATGTTCGTCTTGATCAGAACTTGATATGTACTCTTCTATAAAGCTAAATTCTGAATCAGTAACATTTCTAGATAAATATTGTAAATATAAATAATTAACTTTATCTTTAGCAGATTTATCTTTAAGGTCGTATAATAGCTTTTTAGATACTTCATTACAGTGATTCATTATAGATATATTGTTCATCATATATAGAGCTTGAGTAGGAACAGTAGTTATTGCTCTATTAGTTGACATAAGATTATTATCTGGTCTATCAAATAGATCAAGCATTTCTATAGGAAAATCTCTAGGAGAGGGTAAAAACACAGAACGATTTAATCTATCATTAATAACCTTATTAATTGATACATTTACTCTTTGTTTATCCAGAGACGATAGGAAAGTGTTGTCTTTCCCATCATAAAGTAATTTGTTTTCAATATCTAATAATACATCTCTCATAATTTCAGCTAGAATTCTTTTTTCATTCATTCTCCAAAAATAAATATTGTCTGGATCTTTGAGATAACTCTCATCATTAGCAACAGAACTTCTTTTGTAGACGTTTGATGTTACTATAGATTTGATCAAATACTTATTTGATTTTTTGTTCTTAATAAAATCTTTAGCTAAAAAATCTAATAATTTTAGATTGCTGGGTTCTCCAGCGAGAATACCAAAATTGTCAAAACTATCAACTATACCTTTGCCAATCAAAATATTCCAAATTCTATTAACATGCATTCTA